TTCATTAGTCTAACCAAACTTGATAACAAGCAGTGACACGACCTCGTTCGGGATCAATGAAGTGGAGTCTTTGAGAAGGAACACCTGAGGCGGCCATAGAGTCTCTTGCGTAGCGGTTATCCGATTCGGTCGATCCGGTCCAATATACAGATCCAAGACCATCTGACAATGGTTCTTGCGCATGACGATGGTAATGACCGAGGTATATATCTTGAAATTCCCAGTCGTACGCTCCGGCTTTCCAACGGTTTCCAGCTGCTTGCCATCCGGCCGGAGAAGCAAAACCAGATCTACCAACTTCATCGCCGTGCATAAGCAAAGCTCTATAGTTGCCAATTTCAATGCGTTGAATATCTTCAACACCATGACGTGGATCCCATGTTAGTCTTTTAGCAGTCGCTTCTTCAGAACATAATAACTGGCGCGCAAGCTCATAACACATACGATCAAAATTATCAGATTTCGGAACATCCGCCCTTTTGTTTCCGATTCTTCCATGATTTCCCCATTCTGCAATAACAGTGACATGTTCATAGACTGCTAATGCTTGTCGTACAACATCTACAATTAAACGACTTACCGTGATGTACTGATCATAAAGACTAAGATCAATTTCCCATAGTTGAGCAGGATAGTTAAAAAGACCTTCGACCATATCTCCGCCAAAGCAAACTACAACATCATTTACTGGGTGGTCTTGTCTTTGTATTTCAGTAATTTTAGTTGCCTTGATTGTAAAGTCCATGACTCTAGTTCTCATAATTTCTGAGTTATAACTAGGAGTTACTTTTGCGCCTTGCCAGTCAGTTAGATGCCATAAAGCAACTTCTGGTCGCTTGCGTCGTTTATCAGCTTTTGGACCTTCAATAGGCTTCATTGGCCCTAAAGCCAAAGTTGCATCTTTACAGGCTTGAATTGTTGCTTCTACTAATTCTTCGGTGCGTTGTTTTGCTTTAGATAATTCTTTTTGTGTTCGTACAAGTGTCTGACGAAGCTCTGAAACTGATTCGTCTACTTCAAGTTGCAGTTTCTTGGCATCATCAGATAAAGTCATGGCATCCTATAACACGGGCATTGTTTTTTTCGATGGACTGTTAATACAGTATTTCCTAATTGGAAACCATGTGCTCTGAGAAGGTTAACAATTTGTATAATGGTAACTTTAGATTGAATTAAGTTTTCTAAAGCATCAGCGTCAGTTGGCGGTAACTCTAATTTAATTTTACCAACCGTGCAGAGTGGTTTGATCTGCTCATTAAGAAGATCATTTATTGCTTTTGATAAGTCCCCCGAGCTCATCATTATTTGCTTCCTATACCGAATTCTTTTTCTTTTGGGTCAATTGACTTAACAATTGGAGCCACAATAGATCCAAGCAAAATTGCATATTCAGGTTTCATGTCTCCTGCAATTGCAAGAAGGACAGTAATTCCAGATGCAAGAACTGCTCTTAGGTAAGACATAATAGCTGCTTTGTGTTTAGGTTTTAGTTTCATAACACTCCTTTATTTCTTTGGACGTGCAATCGCCATAATTGTATCGTACTTTCTGCGTTTTAGATAGAACCCGTCGCCATTTGATTGGCTGGCGTTTCTATTGTCCGACGTGTTACCTTCCCATACATTTACATATTTTAAGGTTGTATTGTGCCATTGGACAATTCCCACATGATCAGGTTGTGCATCAGTGTCAAACTGAAAGAAGACTAAATCTCCTTGTTTTGCTTGTCCGATCGGTATTAACTGATTGTTTTTTGTTAAATATTTTAGCCATTCGTCACATGAAGCAAAACCTTTTGGCTTAGTTTTAGGTGCCACTTGACTTATTAAACCAGCCTCATGATAGATTTTAGATGCGGACATTGCGCACCAAGGTTGGTTATTTAGTCCGTACCACTTACCAAAAATAGTATCGTTGTTTTTGCCTTCGGTGTAACCAACGTACTCACTTGCTATTTCTTTTAGGTTTTTCATCTTTGTCCCCTACAGTTAGCATTGTTATTACTAATTCCATTTGAGTCTCTAATCTTGTAACAGAGTCTTTCAAACTAGATCCACCGTTTGGTTTTAATTCGTTTAAGAAGTGTTTAACTAGCCAACGTACAGCAATTACAAACGAACCTAGTATTGATATGACCGCAAGTATTAAAGCAGCCCAGTCATTCACAGTCATTCTTCTCCTTGAGTTTTGCTTCGAGATCCCCCACTCTAGCTGTCAACATTGCTTTCTCTAGAGCTAGCAGACCAATCTGCTCTCTTAGTGCTGAAACCACCACGTTGATGTCTAGTTCTGTATTGTTATCCATTGTTTCCCCCTTGTTTTAGCCATTTCACAAATATGATTGGCAAATCTGGATGCAGTGGCTGTGCCTCTGCTTTTGCTTTGTCAGGGTCGGTGGCAGAGACTTGCTCTGTAACTAAAATGCCATCGTCATTAAATCCGACTAAATAGTATTTCATGGCTTTTCCTCAATTCTAACAACTCTGTTGTGAAGATCTTGAATTAGTGACAACATACTAGGAACAAGAATCCGGTCATTCCAAGATTCAACTACGCCTTTATCTTTGTCTGCAGCTATTGGATAAATCTCTGCTACTTCTTCTGCAATAAAGCCTGGCATTAACAATCCTGCGCGGTCGTCTGCAGCGTCTAGGTAATCTGTTTTGTAGCTAAATGCTCGTACTGGCAGTGTAAGTAACTTGTTTGGATCAAGATTTGCAACAGAACGCAACTCAACAATATTTTCTTTGTAGCGTTGACTAGAAGCCGTGCTGCGGCGTGTGCGACCGTCTGTGTCCATACGGGTGTTTGCAGCATTTCCGCTCGTCACTGGGTCTTGATTGTAGAACTGGTCCATAGTAAAGACATTGCCATTTATGAAGACTCCGTCGCTGTTAACTTCTACATATTTATCGTTTGCTTGCGCAATTATAACGGCATTGGAAGCAACGTAGGCAAGTGGGAAAGTCGTTGCATTCGGATTAAAAGTTGAACCGTAATGCACAACAACGCCATCAGTGGCGGCTGGTCCAATATGGCCAACGGTCGTGCTGGACTCTGTAAAGGAGATCGAGTTTGTAGAAGCCGAGACTGTAACTCGGCGAGCGCCTGATGAAGTGCGAAGTGTAAAAGCGGTGAGAGTGCCAGCTGTCAAGCGGTCCACGGTGATAGAACCAGCTTGGATTTCGGCTGCTGTAATAGTGTTGGCTGCAATTTCTAAAGCGGTGATGGTACCGCCCGCAATTTGAGTTGCAGTAATAGTGGCAACTTGAATATTGCTAGCGGTGATTGTGCCAGCGGCTATTTTGGCGCCAGTAATAGTCCCTGCTGTGATTTGGGCTGCTGTGATCGATCCTGCAACAAGCACTGAAGCATCTAAAGATGCTGCTTGTATACGACCAGCGGCTAAGTAACCAGTCGAGATGTTACCAGCGTTAATGTTAGAAACCGTAATAACTGAAGCGTCAATCGTGCCTGCTGTTAACTTATTGGCAGAAAGAGATGCAAGGGCTCCGTCTCCAAGAGTGAAACCACTCCATACGCCGCTAGTGAATCTATAAAACTTGTTGTCATCGTCGGTGTCAAACCAAAGGTCGCCTTCAACGTATGTTCCACCAGTTGGTTGTGTGGTTTGGCGGTAGATCTTATTTTTGCCGTCAGCGGTTGTTTGTGCTGCTGTTGCTGCTGCTGTCGCCGCTGCTGATGCTGCTAATGCTGCCGCTGCCCCAGCTTCAGCCGCTGCAATTCCAGTATCTTGCACTGAGACCCATGCAGTACCTGTCCAATAATATTGCTTGTTGCCGTCGTCTGTATCGAACCAAACGTCGCCCTCGGTTAGCGGAAATGCAGTGCCGTCGGGTGCTGTTGTTTGGCGGTAGATGTGATTTTTGCCATTGACCGAGACCTCGATGGTATCGATCTCGACTTGGAGTTCATCAACCTCTTCGGTAGTAGCCGCCACGATTGGAATGATAGAAGTCTGAGTCATGCCAGTTGAGGTAACTGTAATTGGAGTAATTGTGATTTGCGGACAAAGTGGCATTATCTCCCCTAAATCGTAATCGTGTAAGGATCAACTACAGATGTAAAGTAACTAACTCTCCAATTATCTGCAGTTATAGAATGAGCTAGTCCTTCTACTACACAGTTAATTGTAATGTTTCGTCCATCGTAAGTCAGACGTTTTACTTGGACAAGATCATTTAGTTCTGTTTCTAGCATATCGGTTGCAAGTGCGCCAATACCGATTGCTGTAAAATCGATTTGTTCTGCCAATACAACAGCATCAGCATCTTTTCTAGCAGCATATAAAGCAAGATTTGCTGCACTAGTTTCATTCAAGATAGGCGCGTCTAGTTTTTTAGACTTAAGCCCATATGTAGAAACACTAGAAGTGTACTTTGCTGTTTTTTGAGCTTTCTTTGGGCCTCTAAATACTATTGCTTCATTGTAAACATAATCAGTTCCAGGATTAGTAATAATGCCGTCATAACCAACGCTATTAGCATCGCCTTGGTCACTAAATAGTAATCTTGTTGGTCTTGTAAACTTGTCAGATAATGGAACTAAAGTTGCTGTTCCTAAACGACTTACATAAAAACGTCCGCCAACACAATTAGCACATTGTTCTAGCATCTCAAGACAACTCATGTTTTGTTTTGTCTTTTGCATAACAGTTGTTCCTGTAAGACTACGTCCACCAGTCCATTCAGCAAGATCAAGTGCTCTAGTTGCTCTCAACGCTGCAGTTTCTGAATAATTGCTAGTTGCTAATGCTGGTGCAATAGCCTTGGCAATTTGTGCAAGACCATCAACAAATGTTAATGAAACTGTAGGATAAATACCTTGGTTTACTTCATTGTTTTCTAAGTAACCTGTATAAATTGTTGTTGCATTGCCTTCAATTTTTACTTGCATTCCTGCAATTAAAATTCCATACCATGGACTTGATGTGTTACTTGGATCGAAAGCGCCTGACTGGTTGTTAAGTACAACATCAGCAGTTCCAGCTTCTAAAAAGTCATTTTGATATTGCCGACCTCTACGTATCTCAACAGATAGCAAAAGATCAGCACTAACTGCAGTAAAAGCTCCGCCGTTACTAAATGAAACGGTAAGTGTAGGTGCATTTGCTGGCATTAGAGCACCGCAAACTGACTGCCACCACGTCGGCGCATAAGAGTTGCTAGACCATTCTTAATACCATTAACAAGATCTCCTTGTGAAACAACAGAACCAGCAACATTGACCGTGATGTTTCCACCATTCATTGTTGTGTTCTTTGCAATATTTCCATGTCCAGCAGATGCTAATAATGAAATTGTAGGACTTGAAATACCTAATCTTGCTTGTTTCATTTGATTTCTACGAATAGCTTCAAGAGTAACTGGGTCTTGAGACTTTAAATCTTTACTTGACAAACCAAACTTTTTAAGTGCAGCAAGTCCTTTTGTAACCGCTATCTCATCTTTTTGTGCGTCAGTTAGATTTTTAGTTGCAGTAGTCATACCGTCAATGCCTTTTGTGTAATCATCAGCTTTTGAAGTAAAGCCTTTGGCATTAAACTCAAACTTACCTAATGAATCAGCTGCTTTATCTGAATCTTTATTAAACTTATTTGCTGCAAGGCCCATTCCAACAAGTGCTACACCAAACGCAGTTGCTCCTGCCGCTGCTGAAAGACCACCTGTTGCTAATGCAGTTGCCGCAGCAGAAGCAAGTGAAACAGTACGAAGTGCTTTCATGACTTTTATAATTGCTTGAACTCCTGTTACTAAAGCAGCAACAGCTCCTGCAACTTTACCGCCAAAGAAAGCAGCAATAATTACAGCACCTAAAGTAGCAAATACTTTAATGTTTCTAGCAACAAAACTAAACATGTCATACATTAACTTTGCAAATGCAATACCGTATTGAATAGAAGTCTTAAATCCTGCTGCAATCTTATCGCCATTTTCATCTACAAACTTCTGAACTGCAGGAATGGCTTTGTTAATAATTAGATCAACAAATGATTTAAGTTGCGGTAGTAACTTATAACCAAGAGACTCTGATGCTTCACCGAATGCAAGTTTAATTCTTTCCATCTGTCCAGCAAACGTGTTGGCTGCTGCAGCTGCAGCACCTTTTGTTTCGCCAGAGATTTCACGCATTGCTGCTGCAAAGTCTTTTGATTTAACAGTTGCTGTAGAGATTTGTGGGAATAACTTTTTAAGTGCGCCAATATTTCCACCATAAGCTTTAGCAACAAGTTTAGAAGCAGCATCTAGATCAATGGTTTTTGCTCTTGCAATATCCATTGAAACGCTAAGCAAAGACTGAGCTTTAGAAACATCACCGGTTACGGCAGCTAGTCCAGCAAGAGCAGGACGAAGTTGATCATCAGCAAAACCAAACTCTGATTGCATTGCACTAATATATGTTTCAGTTGATGCAATAAGTGCGTCAGTTGCTCCTACTGTATTTTTAAGAGAATTAGCAAGAAGAACTTGAGACTTCTGATCTTCCATGGCTGCTTTTACGGCATCATAGCCAATTTTTGCAGCAAAAGCTCCTGCTGCAATTGCAGCTAAGCCAAACTTCTTTGCAGTTCTATTAGCAAAATCACCAAACTTCTTTTCCATCTTGCTAATATCTTTTACTGCAGCTTTTGTACCTTTATCAGAGTATTGAGTAAGGATCCGGGCGACTACTGCACCAACTGCCATTTTAGTCTACCTTTCCCGCTGAGTCAAGATGATTTTGTAATTCACGTTTTGCGTCTTCTAAAGCTTTTGCTACTACTTTTTCAATACGTGGTCTTTCTTTATCTACAACTTTCCAGACAAGACGAGAGGCTTTACCAAACCAATTAAGTCTTTCAATAAATGATCCACTTTTTTTGTTACGTCCTGAAAGTTCAAATACTTTACCAGCATCAGATGTATTTAATAAAGCACCGGCACTAGTTGTGTAATCTTTACGAGTACGTCTCTGTGCTTTTGACACAGTAATTCCTGCTTTAATTGTATTTGTATCCCAAGCAGGCCAACCAGCACCGCCCCATGTTCGTCCGCTTACTGCTGCTGTTGGTCTCCAATTACGCATTGGCGTATTTGTGGTTCTACTTTGAATACTATCAACTAAGCGATGAGCAGCGCCTTCGGCATTATTTAACTCAGTGTTAACTATTTTGTTAAACTTAGCAACAGCCTTTTTATCAAACTCTTTAAGAGCTTTGATAGTTGGCTCAATGCCAGTTAAAATAATGCGTGTGTCTTCTTCCAATTATTTACCTTTTGCTCGCTCTTTAAGATAAATAGTAATTGCCTCAAGTATTCCTTCAGGCGCATCTATTAGATCTATGGGTGAAATACCAGTTTCCACCGAGATAGCTGCTACGTTATACGTTAAGCTGTCTCGGTGGATCCGAAAGAATCATCTGAGTCCAATTCAGCAGACGCAATTGTGTCTAAGAATTCTGGACCAAATGGTTTCACAATTACGCCGTTGGATTGCATACACTTCCATGCTAACCAATAAACGTGTTCGATCTTTTGTTCTTCACCAAGAAGTTTAGGCATTCCTTTGCCGTATTGCTGCTCAAATGCAACAATGACACGAGGAGTTAATTTATAACTAACTTCATTGCCATCAACTGTTTTTACTTTGATTCCAAGACCGTCCATGATTTCCCCCTTGTTAGATTAGGATTTGGTGATTGTACCACTGATTGGCCAGGTAACTGATGCAGTAGCAAGTTCGCCAACAGCACCATTTAGTGGTGTCCATTCTGAAACTAAAGCACTGAAAGAGTAGGCTGGTGAAACGCCAGCTACAGGGCGAACAGTTATTGAAACTGCTGTACCAAGAGTTGGATAGATAACTGATTCTAATGCGCTTGCAGCATAGTCTTGATTAAACTCAAGAGCAACGCTGTTATCAGCAAGACCTGCTACGCGTGTGCGTGCGGTGTTGCCAAAAGCTGTTGTTTCGACAACATCATAAGTAGATCCTAATGTCACAGAAGTAACATAAGATGAAATATCTGTTGTTCCAAAAGTAACAGCAACGTTAGTTAAAACTATACGTGCCACTACACAACCGCCTTTGTTACTTCGCCGCTAATTGGCCAAGTTACAGATGCAGTCGCTAATTCTCCAACGGCTCCACTTAGAGGAGTCCATTCTGAGACCAAAGCCGTAAATGTGTAAGATGGATTTGTAGCTGCTGTTGTTGCACCATTTGGTTTGACCACAACTGATGTTGTAGTTCCAAGTAATGGATAAATTGTTGCCTCAACGCTACTAGTTGCATAATCTTGTTGAAATTCAATTGCTACAGAATTATCACCAAGTCCACTAATACGTGTACGTGCTGTTGAACCAAATGCAGTTGTTTCTACAACATCATCATTTGTTGTTAAAGTAACACTTGCAATATGATCAGAAAGATTGACTGCATTGATAGTGATATACGCGTTTGTAAGAACTAAAACGGCCATTATTCGTCCGCTCCTTTTTCCGTTGCTGGTTTGGTTGGTGTATTACTTGATAAATGGTCACCCTTAACCAGTGCTTCAGGGTTACAACCAGCATCGAGTAATTCTTTTTCGGTGATTTGTTCACCTTTTTTCTTATCTCCGAATACAAAATTATCGGATTTAATTGTATATGACATTATGCTCCATCTCCATATATTGTTACTTGGTATCGATATGATAAATATTCAACGTCAGCAGATTGGTATACTCCTGATTGAGCCGCTGTAACTCTAAGTGTGTCAACTGCTCCACCAAGAGTACGATCTGATTCAATTGCTGCTTTTATTGAATAATCACCTGAACCAGAAAGATATTGATCAAGTTTATCTTGACCTGTCCGCTCTGAAAATCTTTGTACAATAACCATTACGTCTATATTTGCTTGATCTAATCCTCTGGCATTATTAAGGTCAAAGGTTAAATCTAATTGGCCAATTATTGCACATGGTGGAACTATTACATCAGGGACTAAATCATAAACTCTTAGTCCGTCTATATCTTGAAGATTAGTTTTTAATCCTTCTCGGACTTTACTTGGTAGCATTAGTATGCAACTCCGTTTAACTTCTTAAGTGGACGGATCAATGCTTCAACATCAGGATCTAGTCTAGAAGTTAGTCTTACGGTTCCCATGTCAACAGAACCAGCAACTCCAAATGGTGATTGCTTGCGGATAAACAATCTAGATGCTTGTAAACGTGCGGCTAGGTTGATCTCTGAAGGCACTGCGGACCATCCCCATACTCCTGTTACTTTTACAGTTTGAGGATATAAACGAGGGAAAAGATATCGATCAACAGCTAAAATTCTTGTATATGGCCAACCTCTACGCGGGTTGTTTATTGGTTCTATCATGTAATCTGTTGCAGACCAAATTGTTGTATAACTTCGGTCAAAGTTGTCATCTGTTGCAATTTCACTTAGTGAAACAAAGTCATCAAGGTTACATATCCACCAATCATTTGGTGTGTAATAACGAACTACAGGTGCGGCAGTTGTGCCGTCTTTATAAAAAAATCGACCGGTGTAGTCATCAATCATTCGACATGCAGCAGAAATTGCGGCTTCTATAGCTAGATCATCGTTGATGTCCTCGATTGCAAGAGCATTCTTGACATCCGACAGGGTGCAATAGGCGTTTGTTAGTGCCATGCTTTATCCTTTTCTCTGATTTAGGCTGCATTGCTCGTTCTAAATCGGGCAAAGCCGTTGCTGTTTGTTTTTTCTTAAATATCTTCATTATTTTGCCGTTCAGTATGATGGCCTTCATGTAACCAATACCTTTTCTGATGTGGCAATATAGCCCCTGTATTTGCATAAATAGGAAACCCTAAATGTTTTATTTTACGGCAGAATAGCAAGTCTTCACTTACCCATTCACCATTTATAGGTCCATCCCAAAACCAACACCAATTTTTACCTTGATTTGGATCTGCGGTTTCACGCATTTTCTCAAGTACACTACGGTGGATTAGTATGCAACCAGTACCAGCAGCATCAATCTCAAAGACTGAGTTACGCTTATAGTCATTTATAGGTGCAAAACCTTTAGTTGTATCGTTAAAGATCAATGGCACAGGAACAGGATATAGATTTTCATTTGCATCCCAAGCTGCAAAATAAAGTCCTGCTACAACTGGTCTATCTTTATCATGAGCGGTTTCAATTAACTTATCAAATGCTTGGACACTTAATTGTTCATCGGTATCTATCATTAACAACCAGTCGGACTTTGTGTGATCTAAAAAGGTTGCAACTACACGATTACGTAATTTACTTAATAAACCAGATCCTTCAATTCTTATAAATGGACCTAATCTTGAACTTCTAGATTGAGCAAGTTGAAGCATAGTATATGCCCAAGCAGCGTTAACCGTACCTGGATCACATGCTCCAATTGAAACTGTATGTGCTGATTTCATACTTTCCCCCAGTTAAAGGTGTAGAGCCGATAAGTCGGGGGAGTCTTACCGGCTCTACACTATTGTTCTAAGCTTTGCTTAGAATGTTGGAGCTACCAAACCGGTGCCTGAAATAATTGAGGCAGCTGTTGGGTAACGACCTGCTGAGAACGCTGCATAACCATAGACAACAGACTTGATTGTCAATGTGCTAGCACCAGTTGCATCAAAGTTAAGAGCAAATGGTGATCCTGTCTGCTCCCAAAGGTGCATTTCAGGTGCTGCAACGCAATAGATCTTGTCCTGATTTGTTGCTGCGCCGAAAGTTGTTCCAACGCTTGCATCAGTAACAATTGGTAGACCCATCAATGAGTAACCTGAGTTACCATATGATGAAGCTCCTGCGCCTGCTGCCATTGTATTTACTGGCCCGTTTGCGTTTGGAACTACCAAAGGACGGTTTTGTGAATCAACTGCAGCCAATAGATAAGCTAGGCGGCGTGGGTGCATGACCCAATGTGTTGGATTCTGAAACGCGTTTGTCTGAATTTGCTGTACTGCATCAG